ACCAGTGCAAGAACCACTAATGGATTGCTTATAAGTATTACTGGTATCATTTTCTTTATCCTTAAGAACTAATCTAACCTTATCGTCTTTACTCTCAAAGCTGAGATCAGGTAAACTATAAATAGCAGATGCTTTTTGCAATGCAAGAAGATCCTGCTCTGTAAGATTAAACTGTATATCAGAACCAGGAAAGTTTACATTCTTCTCTGGTGCAGACTTTAACGTAATCTCAGGGTCAGAAAAATAGTACTTGACAGACCTACCATTGCCAACAATGCGAACAAAGTCATCACGGGAGAAGTCCAGTTGAGGATCGTTAAACAAAGAGATACCAGAAAGAAACTGACTGAGATCATATATTGCGAAGTCCACAGGAAATACTTCCTCGCCAGTGAATTTTGCAAGAATATTTTCTGCGTTGCTGATGGTCCTGAGGGTATTGCCTTTCCTGAAGACAATGGAGGAATTAATCGTAGCAAAGTTTTTAAGGACATCTAATGTGGTCTTTGATAATGTTACTGTCATTTACTTGTCATAATCTACGGTGAATGCGGTGTCTCCAGTTACGGCAGCATCTGCTGCTGCACGTTTGTCATTAAAGTGACAAAGTAATACAGCATAATGGATAATCTTAATGATATCCTTACGTGCTGTACCCTTCCTATCGTACCGTGAGGCATATTTCAAAATGTTAGACCTACAGAATGCCTCTGCGTCACCTACTGAGTCAATCAAGTCCAGTGTCTGAACATTTCCTGCTGAGTAGTGACCCCTGTAAGTCTGACTTATATAATCCGAGACCTCTTTCAAGATCTCCTTCTCATCATACTTCATATTTGTTCAAGGTGTCCATACATATTCTATATCCTCATAATAGCACTCTTTGGGAGTTCCGTCAAGTTTCACCACAACAATCTTATTGTCACGTACCCTCTGGACTCTGGCAGCACCGTCCTTTAAAGAGACGACACTGCCAATGAATCTACAATCTCCTTTATTCAGCATTGGATTCCTCCTCAGTAGTTACATCTGCATCAATCTTATCATATAATTCAAGGAAAGACTGCTTAGTCTCATCATCAAACCTATTGACACAAACCTTGATCGCTTTGAGTCTATCATTCCATATAGCAAAGGCACGAATGATATGTACTAAACGACGAGTTGAAATAACTTCATCTATACCACCATCCTTAAAGGTCTTACGAATAATATCAGACCAGTTAGCAAGATTCTCACAGAATCCTTCATCAAGAACACCTAGATTACCTGCAACTTTCTCAAGAATCTTCTGCTCAGTCTTAGGAGAAGGATATTCTTGCTCAAAGGTCAATGCAAATCGCTCAAGGAATGCTTCATTCAATACATTAGTACCAATGAACCTACCATCATCACTACCCTTACCCTTAGTATTGGCAGTAGCAATGATATTAAATCCTGGTGTTCTACGAACATACTTACCAACCTTCTTTAAGAAGACTCCTTTTCCTTCAAGGATGGATTGTAAACAAAGTACTTTATTAGATGCAAGGTCCACTTCATCCAGAAGTAAGATTGCACCACGTTGTAGTGCTTCAACGACTGGGCCATTGTGCCATACCGTTTCGCCATTAACAAGGCGAAACCCACCAATAAGATCGTCTTCATCTGTCTCTATTGTAATGTTTACCCTAATCAATTCCCTACCAAGAGCAGCACATGCTTGCTCTACACTAAGTGTCTTACCATTACCAGAGAGTCCAGTAATGAATGTAGGATAGAACATATTGGAAGAAATGATCTTCTTCACATCAGAGTAATGACCAAATGGTACATAGTTTGGATCCTTATCTGGAATAAGACTCTCCTCTACAACAGGTGAAGCAGGAAGTCCTTCATAGACTCGCTCTAGTTTCTCTGCAATAGTGAGGTTCCATTGACCACGTGTAGTCTTTGTAAATTGTGGGAGTTTATTAATTCTCTTAGAAACACTCTGCACCTTAACTCCAAAATGGTCAGCAGCATCTCTCACCTGATCGCTAGTTACTGTTTCTCCATCCTTTGATAGGAAACTAATCAGATCTTCATTAGTAAATTTAGATTGGAAAGGCATTTCTTTTTTGTCTGTATGAATATAGTATAGGGGATGGGTTGGAAAATAGGGAAGATAGTGGACACTTCCCTAACTGGTTATGCTATGTGAGATACAAATGAATTTAGTAGCTTCTTATTAGTGGACTTACTCTTGAGCATCTTCTTGAATGCTCTAGTAATCTGTGCCTTTGTTGCAGACTCTTCCACTTCAAACTCATTATCATCCTCAAGATCTTTTGAAGAGATAGCATAGAGAGCACTGTATCCTTTAGGGAATGGAATAATAGCAGACTTCTCTTTTCGCCACTGCTTCTGAATATCCTCATAATGACCAAAGGTTCCAAAGCGAGCAACGAATTCACATAGTCTCTTGGCAGGAAGTATACGGAAACCTATTATATTCACACCAGGATTTCTATCACGAACCTGTTCAATAAATGTAGCGGTTGCAACACTCCACCCATCCATCTGAGGATAAACTCTACCAGTCTTACGATCACGTAACTGACAGTAACCATAATCAAGACTACGTGAAGTCAAATACTCCTCCTCATCTGGTCTCTCAACAAGAGAACCATATTTAATACTATTAGATTCACCATCACTGAGAATACAAGCATTAACTTTCTGAAGATCATTATCCTTTTTGAACTTAGGAATAATGTAATTCAACATTATAATAGCCTCATTCAATGGAGTACCAGATAAATTTAATCCTGGTGATGCTGGATAAGAAGTATTATGTGCAAAGGAATAAGCTTCTCTAAAGAAGTTCTTACACTGTCTATCATAATCCTTTGGATTAGAACGTGAAGAAACAAAATTAACTAAATGGAATGCACCTTCATTCAAATGAATCTGATGTCTCACTAGTCCTACTCTACCTGCTTCACGATTACCATACCATCCAGCATAAGGATCAATATCTTCTCCATTATCAATTGCACGTTGTGCTATCTGCCACTCATTAGTAAAAGCATATACTTCAAATGGAATCTGAACTTTCTTACAGAATGCAGTTAAATTAAGTAACTGTTTAACAGTAGGAAGAATCTCATTCTGCATAGAACCAGACCAATCAAGAACGAAGATCATACCGTGGTTCTTGCCATCAGGTACAATGTTTATTCTCTTGAATAAGTCTTCGTTGTATCTGTACGTGTGAAGCTTTGAGGTGTCCAGCACACCAGTACGAGAAGTAGAGGAACGAGCATAAGCGTCAGCACTCTTTCTACACTCAAACTCTTTAACCAGATAATTAACTTCTTTCTTGTTTGTATTACGAAACTCATAGTAATGCTCATCTACATCAGAATAATACTCTCGCCATCCATATGATGATTGATTTCTATCAACTTCGTTCTGATTAGAATCAATCCACTTATGAAGAACCTTCCAATCAACAACAAACTTATCTATATTAACCTTGTCAGGAATCTCAACATAAGTTACCTGCCTACCAAATTGAGATGGTCGTGTTAAGGATTCTGCTTTCTTATCAAAATTATCCTGTGTACTACCATCTTCATGATGCTCCCCACCACCTTCTGAAAAACTAGGTGTATCTAGATCAGTAGGATCTTTCTGTTGTGGAGACTGTGGTGGTATCTGATACTCATCTTCTATCTCATCTTCTCCCTCAACTGACTGTTCTCCACCACTATTTGTATTACTGGGTAAAGGTAGTTGTTGTGTCAGTTCCTCGGCCTCTTTCTGTCCATCTACAAATATCCGAATATCTTCAGCAAGGCTTAAAACTTCTTCAAATGTTTCTGCCTCTTCTGCACGTGTTACAAATACTCCCTCATCCTCTGTAAAGGGAATCAAAGCAGAAGCACCAACCTTATAGTGTAGGTTGATACGATCAATCAAACTAAACTTTGTTAGATCCTCATCTTCAATATCAAAGAAGTCCAATGCATTGAGTTCAGCATACCCACCAGCAAAGCTCTTACGAAGACCAGGATACTTACGCTTCATTAACTTCTCAATACGTACATCCTCAACCACATTCACATAAGACTTAGGTGCTTTGAATTCTCTTGGATCCTCATTGGGGGTGAACAATGCATGTCCAACCTCATGACCAACCAACATATCATATACAATATCACTCGCTTTATCCCAATTAGGAAGAGTGAGTACCCTACGATCTACATCAAATGATGCAGTGGGTACACTACGATGCTCAACTACTAGATTCTCTGTCGCTAGTAGTCTGGCAAGATTTCCTTTGATCTCCTTGTTGGACATTCATCTCATTTGCTGATGTACGTAGCATAACAAAGAAATCGGTCATCCGATCAGTGCGTGTGTCACTTCGTGAACTGTCTCCTCTAGAACAGAATAGTTCTTATCCTTACTGACCGTGATAGTCCTATCAAACTTGTCATCTAGAATGGTCTTGTGTGAAATAACAAATACATTTGTATTATCATCAAAGTTACGTAGGATCCATCCAAGATCAGAAGTACCTGACTGGTCAAGCGATCCATCAAAGATCTCATCTAGTATAAGAAGGTTAGTGTCTACAGAGTTCTTCAGTTTAGCAATGCTTCTCCAAGTAAGCAACAGTGCTATATCAATCCTAGCTTTCTCACCTTCACTGAAGGATTCATATGTAAAGACATCACGGTATCTAGACTTAATAGTCTCTTCAAAATGCTCATCTAAAGTAAAGTTAACATAAAAATCCATATCCTGAAGAAATTGATTTATCAATTTGTTCATCGTAGGGAGGTACGTCTTGATGATTCTAGTCTTAATACCACTGTCCTTAAGTAGTGAGGTGGCGACATTTAAAACATCAGATTCCTTCTTACTATCAGTGTAAGCCTTCTTTACATCTTTCTTCTCAGCAAGTAAGCCTTCAAGCTTATTATATTCAGCCTTCTTATCTGGCGTTGCTCCTTCTAATTCTTTAATCTCTTCATCAATCTCTTTAAGACTATTTCTAACAGTCATTAACTGATAATTAATATTGGTTATAGTAGAATTCTTTAGATTAACTTTGTGTGATAGTGTGACAAATTTTTCATTTCTATTTTCTTCTTCTT